CATCGGGCGAGTCCTGAACGGAGCGCTCCGCCGGGAACAGAATGGGCTTCCCGAGGCGGTCGCCGCGGATTTGGCGCGCATGAAAAAAGCCCGGCCCCGCCGAGGCGGAGCCGGGCCCTTGACGACGGTCGGAGGGAGGAGCGCCCGCCGCCGAGAGGGAAAGCGCAGCTAGGCCCAAGCGCCCACCGATGTGAGCGCGCCCGGCCGCGGGATCAGCCAGAACCGCGAACCGGTCTTGACCGTCGGCGCGCCGCCAGGCGCGACCGAATACTGGAACTGCGGGATGAAGGTCCCAGCTACCGTCACCCGGAGATAGCCGGCGACGCGGACCAGGGCTTGCTCCGTCGCCGACGTCGACGCCGCCTTGATCTGGGTGGCAGTCGCCACCGCCGCCGCGACGCTGTTCGACGTTCCCAACGTCACGGTGTCGCCTTGGTTGATTAGGCCATCCCAGACGATCGAGTAGGTCGCCGTCCCGCCGAACAACAGGCTGGTGGTGTGCGAGGTGGTTCCAGCGGAGCGGCTGAGCCACAGCAACCCCGAGAAGATCCATGCGCCGATCGGTAGGGTGATCCCGCCAGCTGTCGGAAACCAGGGCTGCGCGGTGGCAACGTTCTGGCCGGTGTCGTCCGCATCGAGCACCTTGAAGAAGCTCTGATCCCGCTGGGTGACGACGCGGAACTTCGTCCCATCATCGAGGATGAGATACGTCCGGCTGGCGAGCAGGCCGCCGATCGGAAGATCCACGCCATCGGCATCAGCGAGCGTGCCGGCGGTCGTACCGTCGATGGCGAGCGTGGGCCCCGCTACGGTGTTGGTCGAGGCCGGCGTGAGCCAGTACGCCTGACCGGCTGCGCGGGCGTCGAGCGTCGGCGTCAGCGTGCCGGTGATGGCGTTCGCTGTGCCGCCAATCGAGCCGATGACATGGGCGATCCGATCGTAAACCTGGTTCCAGAGGTTCTCCTCCTCCAGCTTCCGCGCCCGGATATCCGACTTCACCGGGTTGAAGGTGCCCGAGCCGGGGTTCCCGATGGTGTTGTAGTCGCGGTAGAGCTCTGCGCCGAGCTTCGCGAACACGGGGCGATTGACCATTCGGAAGTCTCCTACGTGCCGCCGCCGACGCCTCCAGAGGAGCCGGTAGCCTCAACAATGATCAGAGCCGGCGGCGCATCGCCGGAAGCGGTGGGCCCGAAAATCTCCTCGAACTTCTGCCGCAGGGCGACGCGGAGCAGCGCCTCCCCGGCCGGGCCTGGCTCGATGCTCGCGCCGCCGGCCGTGACCCATTTCTTGAAGCTGATCGCCGTAGCGGCGACTTCCCGATCGCCCACCCAGACGCCCGGCAATTTCTCGCGCAAGTGACCAGGCACGCCGACGGAAGCCAGAGCGGCGGCCACCCATTGTTTGACGGCCCTGACGTAGCCGGGGATGCTTCGGCGTCTCTCGCGAAGATCCAGGACCAGCGTCGCGACCACCCTTCCAGCGGGCGTCGTTGAGATCCGAACTTCCTCGCGGCCCTCACCCCGCAGGACAGCCTCGCGCTGCTCAGCAGCGTCGCGGGGCGCGTCCTGCTCCCTCCAGATCACCGACCTGTTGTCGATGCGCCTCATGCCGGCAACAGGTTGAACGCGATAATCCCCTGGGCAGAACCAGTGTCAGCGTTCATGTGCGAGATGATGTTGTCGGGTGCCTCTTCCCCCTCCTGGAAGATGACGAGCTCGACGTGAGCGTTGCCGCTCGGAGCGGGGAAGCTGGTGCGGAAGCTAAAGTCCTCGATGGGGTCGCCCTCGTCGTCCACCAGGGCCAGCCAACTGACGCTGCTGTCTACATCGTTCGCGACGGCAAACGCATAACTGAGGAATGGCGCCGGCGACTTCGGGGTGAAGGTGCTGAAGGCGTTGCTCGCCTCGGTGTGTTCGGTGAAGTTCGCCACCTGTGGCGACGGCCCAAGGCCGCGGAAGCGCTGGACCAGGATCGATCCGTTCGCGCCGTTCACCGTGATGGTCGTCTCGGTCCCGTCAATCAGCCGGCCGATGACACGGGCATTGATCGAGCTGTCCACCATGGTCGTGCCGATGATCGACCAACCCGCCGGCAGCGCCGGAATGCTCGTGTTGTTGTGGGCAGCGACCACGACGTATTCGCCGATCTCTGCGGAGGCCTCGCCGAGGACGTCAATCGTCGTTCCGGTCTTCTCGAAGTGGTCCACGAGCTCGAGGGTGTCGGCCTCGATTGAGCCCTCCTCGCTGACGTCCCAATCGTCGATCGAGGCGTCGACCGAGACGATGTCGATCTCCCCGCGCGGCCCGCCCGGATCGAACGCGAACCGCATGATCTCGAACGTCTGGTCGAGGATGCCGAGCTCGGTGATGGTCAGTCGGCAATAGCGCTCATCGATCAGCCGCAGCACTGCCGCGTTGATGTGGACAGTCCCGTGCCACGTCCCGGTCGCCCGCATGTAGGCGCGCTTCATCAACCGGCGCGCCTGGCTATTGCCCGGCACCCAGAGGAGATCGAGCGCCATCACCCGGTCCTCGCTGAGCGCCAGGACCTCGTCGGCGGTCGGCCAGGGCTCGGCCTCGTATTCCCGGTAATCGTGCTGCGGCGAGAGATACTCGGCGCGGATGCCCTGGATCGAGGTGAGCGCGTCCTGGCCGCGGGTCAGCTTGTCGTAGCCGAGGACCTGGGCGTCGGTGATGTGCACCAGGTCGTTGACGTTGTCCGGGAACTTGCCGACCGAGATCCCGATCGAGCCGTCGCGCTTAACCCACACCCGCCCATCGCAGGCGCTCTCGAACTTCCTGACGACGTCGCGCGGAGCGTCGGTCAGGCGATAGGTGCCGGCGACGCGATACTTCCGGGTCGTTCCACCGGCCGCCAGGTCGACCAGTTCATCGCAGACGTCGGCGGCCGCAATCCACTGGTCGAGATTTGCCTCGATCTTCTCCCACGGGATCCCGTAGCCGTCGGCATGAGCGAGATAGTCCATGAGGCAGAGCACGACGTTGTCGCTGAACCCCCAGGTGCTCTCGTCGTCGCGGTCCTGGTCGGCATCGCGCGGATCGAACACCACGCTCGCGTTGATCGTCGCGCGGAGCTCGGGCTGGCCGCCGGGATAGGTGTTCTGAAATGTGTTGACGTTGGTCGGGTTCTCGAACTCGCCGACCATCGAGGCGACGCCATCACCCCGCAGCCCCGACAGGCCCGACACCGCCTGGAGCGCATCGTACTCGCTTTCGGGCGTCAGCCCGAGGTGGTGGTAGATGAAGACGTTCTGTGAAGTGTAGGGATTGCTGATCACCTGATCGCTGGTGTCGAGATCGACCTGGTTCTCATCGATGTGGAAGCTGACGAACTCGGCGATGCGCCCATGGTTGATCGCGAGGCCCTTGTAGAGAACGCGGCCGCTCGCGGAGAACCAGAACAACACGCCGGCGATCCGGACCGTCCCATAGCTTCTCATCCGGGGAGCGAGCGGCTGGCGGATCTCCGCCTGGGCGTCGCTCGGCTTCGGCAGGGGTGACTGATTCGCCAGGAGCTGGTTGGCGACGAAACTGACAGCGACAGCGAACGCGATCTCGGTCGCCGCGATGACCACGGCGGCGAGAAACGAACCTTCGGCAAGACCGAGGGCTGCGGCGATCGCCGTCCCGATCATGACCGGCATCAGCGAACCCCCCACGCGGTAGCCACCCGCGCCGCCGAAACGCTCAGGCTCGCCAATCCCGTCGTAGCCACACTCACCCAGCGCGGGCCGACGAAGATCGCGCCGGTCAGGCCGACGCCCGCCGGCAGATCGATGGCCCCGACGTCGCCGCAGCGGAGATCCCCGAGCGTCGGCACCAGGCCGAGCCGCGCACAAGTATCGTCCAGCAACCGGACCACGCCGCCAGCGCGCTCAACGATGCCGCGCCAGCCGGCGTCGGTGTTGTAGGTCCCGCGATACCAGGCGCCCTCGTCGTGGCCGGTGAGCTCGCGAACCCAATCGGCCACCGCGAGCAAGCAATCGTGCTGCCCGAAAGCGAACCGGCGACCCGCCAGCCGCTCGAGGTACCGGTCGAGCGTCACGCCAGCTGCGCCGGCCAGCGCACCTTGGCGTCCGCCATGTGGCTGGCATTGATGAACAGGTTATCGGTGCTGCCGGTGCGGCCGAGCTGGTCGCGGTGACTGAAATAGGCGTAGGGCGGCTTCCGCCGGTTGATGAACGCATTAACCGCCCGAACGCTGACCACGCGCGTCCACATCTCGGCAGCGTCCAGCTTCGGCTGACGGTCGACCTCGAGCGGGCCCATGATCCCGCGGAAGATCTCGAGCGGCGTGTCGAGCGGACGCCACTCAACCCAGTTGCCGTTTTCATCGAACTGCCGCACGTCGAAGAATTGGAGGTAGCGGATCACCTCCTGGCCCGAACTCTCCTCGGCGTCCCCGGCGATGTTTGCGAGGATCTGCTCGTCGCCGACCAGACTGAACGTCACCTCGTCGGCGCCGCCACCAGGCCCTGCCTGGATCGCGCTGGCGCGGCCCATCCGGCCGATGCCCTGCCACTCCTCGGCGTTGCCATCCACGAGGCGCCCGGTGCCTTGGTGCAGGCGGACCTCGCCCGACTTGAACATGAACCGGACCATGTCGGCATAGCGGACCGTAAGGCCGCCAAGCTGGGCCTCGATGGTCTGCTCGAACGAAGGCACGGCTACGCTTCGAACGTCTCGAGGAAGACCGGACTCCACACCCCGGTCCGGTTCCGGAACGTCATGAGGTTCATCTCGGCCTCCCGCACCGGGCGCATAAGGCAAACCGGGTGATCGAACTCGAGGTGGGCGCCGATCGCGACCGCCTCGCGGAGCGGCGGGATGATCTGCCAGACGGCATCCCCACCGCTCGCCGGCGCCTCGTCGGTGAGGACCTGGGCAATCTGATAGAGGTGGTTGCCGATCGAGAAATATTCGCCGCCGACAATGTCGCCCGCGTTTTCGTACGCAACCTCGAGGCGGGTGGTCCGGACATCGGCGTCCGCCACCACCGCGATCGAGATCACGCTCTGGGCGAACGCCGAGCCATCGCTGAAGAACGCACCGTCGCTGAATTGCGCGGTGGCCGAGGTGGGCGAGCCGCTCGGCCAGGGCGCGCCATCACACACCGGCACGAGCACCTGATGAGCGCCACCCTGGAGGACCGCGCGCAGGCGCCGGAAGCTGAGCATGGCCGCCCGGTTCACGATGCTGATCGAGCCGAGCGTCGCAATCCAGTACCCGCCGTCGAGCGAGGCGACCTGGCTGTTGCCGACCAGGCTCACCGGCCCGCTCGCGGCCTGGCCGAGGATATCGAACTCGATCCCGACGGCGCGGAGCTCGGGCGGCCAGGGATAGATCGTCACCCCCGGAGCTCCTGCTGGCGCTGGGATGCCGCGTTGTTGGCGCGGGTGACCGCCACTGAAATGCGTTCGGCCTGCGGCCCGGAGACCCGCCGGATCCGAGCGTCGATCTCGTCGGCGAGGAAAAGGTCCACCATGACGCGGCCGCCAGCGCCGGCGGCACCGGGGACGATGCGACCACTGACGTTCGGGACGAACAGTTCGGGCCCGCTCTCCCCCACGACGTAGCCCTGGCCCTTGCTGACTGGCCCGCCGTGCTGCCGGCCGCCGCCGAATAGAGCCGAGCCAATGATGCCGCCTGCCGACGTTCCCCCGGTGCCAAGGAGCGCGTCGATCACAAGCTGGATGCCCTTATCGAGGAGCCGGTTGGCGATCTGGTTCAGGACGTTCCCGAAGGCCTCCGCCGCCGACTTGCCTTCGATCAGGCCGTCGATCAGCGTCCGCATGCTCTCCGCCAGGGCGTCGCGGAGCGCGTCCGCCGCTTCAATGCCGGCCGCGATTTGCGCGTTGAACTTCTCCTGCGCCTGCTCAGCCTGGAAGGCGGCATCGGCCGCGGCGATCACTGCCGGGGCCATGGCGTGGTTGGCGTCGATCCCGGCGCGGGTGAGTGCCTCATACCGGGCGAGCTCGAGGCCGGTCAGGCCGAGCTGCTTGGCCTCGCGCTCGAGCGCCTTGATCGTCTCGTCGATCTTCTTCTTGGCGTCGTCGCCAGCGCCGGGGAGCACGGTCGGGACCGCGTGCTGGATCTCGAACAGCTGCTCCTGCAATTTCTCCAGGGCGTCGCGTCGGGCCTTGCCGAGCGGATCGATGTCCGTCTTGCCGGGAGCGGTCGGTGACGGCGGTACCTGTGGCGCGGTCAAGCCGCCAAGGTTGGTCGCCGTCGCCCGGTCGATCGCCTGCAGGAGGCGCAGAAACCGCTCCCACGGGCTGACGTCCTCGTCGTCCAACTTCTCGATGGCGGTTACGAGATCATCGACGTCCTCATCGACCCGGCTGAGGACGAAACGCTGGAAGGTCTTCCCGATGGCGTCCATCAGCTTGCCGAGGCGGTCGCCGGTCTCCTCCACCTGCCTCAGCTGTTTGTCCCCAGCGATCGTGGCCTCGTCCCCCAGCCTCCGGAGCTCGCTGCTGCCCTTCCCGAGGGTCACGGCCAACTCGTCGTTGGCGCGGCCGAGGCCCTTGGTCACCAGGAGCAAGCGCTCCTGCTGGCTGGCGGCGTTCTTCACCAGGTTGGCGAAGTCGAAGAACAGATCCATGAGGGGCCGCATGTTCCCCTCAGCATCACGGAGCGCGACACCGTTCGCCTTGAAGATCTCGAGGAGCTCGCCCTGGCCGCGGGAGGCCTCGCCCAACTGCTTCCCGAAGAACGACAGCCCCGACCCGAGCTCGGAGATCTCGACGCCGGTCTGCTTCGCGGCGAACTCCAGCCGCTGGAGCTCCTCGGTGGTGATCCCGATCTTGTCAGCCGTGTCGACCAGGCGGCTCGCTTCATCGACTACGTCGCCGATCAGCTTCGGGATCTGCGTCAGGGCGGTGATGCCGATGAACCCGCCGGCCAGGCTCTTGAAGCCCGAGACCAGCTTCTTGTTCATCGCCGCGAAGGTCGCGTTAATCTTGCCGGTGGTGGTGGTGGCGGTGCGTTGCGCGCGCGCCATCGCCTTCTCGAATTCGGTGATCCGCGCTTCCATGCGGACGAGCAGGGTCTCGACGTCCGTCGCCATGCGCCCGAACCCCTCAGTGCTTGGTCAAGCTGACGTGCCGCTGCACCATCTGCTCGAACTCCGCCGGCGTCGGCGGGTCGGGCATTTCCGGCGGCGCATGCGCCTTGCGATAGCCGTCGGCGCACGCCGCGAATTCCCAGAGCGTCATCCGGTCGACCTGGGCCGGCGTGAAACCCATCACTGCACCCGCGCCGTATATTCCGGCGAAGGAGAGCCGTCCGTTCGGACGTTCTCGCTCCCTCGCCGGTCTCCTTCCC